ATACCGCGCGAGGAGATCCATTTCAGCGGCACAACGGAGTGGGCAGGTCAAATCATCAAATAAACAACGCGAAAGCTAAGGCGGACATCGGCGCTCGTCCTCAGGATGTCCGTTCCTGACCCGAATGCGGAGATATTCCCAATGCTCCCAATCCAGGCATCTCCGGCTCGACGTGTTGTCGACCAGCATCAGCTCCACCTGATTTCGCGTGATTGGTGGATTCGGCAACATTTCACAGATCCGAGCCAATGCGCCCCAGGCGGCGAACGGGACGGGAAACAATCTGGGCTTGATGCCAGCTGCATTCGCGACGGCTCTAAGAAGTTCCTCGTAGGAATAGACGCGGGGTCGAACATAATCGGACCAGTTTGATCCCGTTGCATTTGGTTGCGATCTCTGTTTGCACCAGACTGCGTGGTGGCGGCGGCAGTCGCAATCGAACTTGTCTCTTGGCACGAATTTTGTCGTAACAGGGAAAAATACAGGGAAAACCGGAGAAATGTTCACCGAAATGACCGCTGCATCATCGAGTAATGCAGCATTCATGCGGATTTTTGGCGATGTTCCCTACCGAAAATAACAGGGAAAGATTGCGGGCATAACAGGGAAACCGGGGCAAAATAACAGGGAAAACGCCATTTAATTTCCCGATTCGGGCTCCATGGGATTTCGCCGTTACATCAGTTCAGAGCTGTGAGCGTGGAAGGACCTCGATTCATCATCACGCTGAGTAAGGCTGCGCAAATCGGGCGCGGCCTGCACCTGGACTTCGGCGTCGATGATGGAGGCGAGCCATGGCTGCGCTACAGATTTCGTATAAAGATCCGCGTCAGCTAACGCCGCGGCCGCGAAATCCCCGCACGCATACTCCCAAACAAATCAAGCAGATCGCAACCAGCATCAAGGAATTCGGATTTATCAGTCCGGTCCTGGTCGATGGCACGGACGGAATAATTGCTGGGCATGGCAGGGTCGAAGCGGCCAAGCTAATCGGTATGGGCGACGTGCCGACCGTGCGGGTTGATCATCTGAGTCGCGCTCAGCTCCGCGCCTACATTATTGCCGACAACAAACTTGCCGAAAATGCCGGTTGGGATCGCGAACTTCTGGCGCTCGAGCTCCAAGAGCTATCGGTTGAACTCAATTTCGACGTTACCGTGACCGGCTTTGAAACCGCCGAAGTCGATATTCTCATCGGTGAGCTTAGCAACGATGCCCTCGACGAGGCCGACCTTGTTCCTGAGATCGACCGCTCGGTTCCGGCGTTGTCGTGCCTGGGCGACTGTTGGCATATTGGCGATCATGTTTTGCTTTGCGGCGATGCATTGGACAAGAACAGCTATGTAACCCTTCTTGGCTCGCAGAAGGCGGAAGTGGTTTTTACAGATCCTCCGTACAATGTTCCCATCGATGGTCACGCGTCAGGACTTGGCAAGGTGACTCACCGCGAATTTGCGATGGCCGCCGGTGAAATGACTAGCCAGGAGTTCACCCAATTTCTGACGACCGTGTTCACGCGTTTGACTGAATTCAGCAGCAACGGATCGATCCATTTTGTTTGCATGGATTGGCGGCACCTTCGTGAGTTACTTAATGCGGCCGAACTTTGCTACCACGAGCTCAAAAACCTGTGTGTCTGGGCGAAGACCAATGCCGGCATGGGCAGCCTGTACCGCTCGCAGCATGAACTTATCTTTGTTTTTAAGAACGGCACCGCACCACACATCAACAACATAGAGTTGGGACGTTTGGGCCGCAATCGCAGCAATGTCTGGAATTACGCTGGTGCGAATACCTTCAGCGGTGATCGCGACCGCGAACTCGCTATGCATCCCACGGTTAAACCCGTGGCAATGGTTGCCGATGCGATACTCGATTGCTCGAAGCGCAACGGGATCGTCCTGGACGCATTCGCTGGCAGCGGTACGACTCTCATCGCAGCCGAAAAGACTGGGCGGCGCGGCTACGGGATCGAAATCGATCCGCACTATGTCGATACCATTATCCGCAGGTTTGACGAGGTGTATGGCCTTGAGGCGGTCCATGCCCAAAGCAAACTCGACTTTGATGATATGCGAATGCGACGCACCAAGGAGAAGCTGAATGACTAACAAGCCAGATAAGACAACTGACAGCGAAGCCAAAGTGGGTCGCGGTAGTCCTCCCAAACATACACAGTTCAAAAAGGGGACGAGCGGTAATTTACAGGGTCGGCCGAAGGGCTCGAAAAACCTCAGCACGTTGATCATGGAGGCCGCTAATGCCGAGGTCACCGCAACAATTGACGGGAAGAGCCGAAGGATTTCGAAACTGCAAGCGACCGCGATGCAGCTTGCGACCAAGGCCTCAGTGGGTGATCAGGCGGCAATAAATAGGTTTCTCGACTGGGTGGACGAAATCGAAACCCGGGCCGCGGCTGCAAGGCCGACCCAGTTTCCGCTCGAACAGCGTGATGTTGAAGTACTGCGGGCGGCATACGAACGAATGAAACAGTGCGATCCAGATAAGGTTACAGAATAGATGCCGGCCTCTCCTGCCAATATGTACGCGGATCTGCTGCGGCACGATCTATGCGCCTTCATCCATCGATCGTTTCTGGAGCTAAACCCTCCTCCATTTCATCCTGGCTGGTACATCGAAGTCATTGCGGCAAAACTGGATGAGATCAGACGTGGCCGCTGCAAGCGTCTCATCGTCAACGTGCCGCCTCGTCACCTCAAATCACATGCGATATCGGTTGCGTTTCCGGCATGGGTCCTCGGTCATGAGCCCAGCAAGAAGATCTTGTCCGTAACCTACGGCCAGGACCTTTCGGACAATCTTGCCCGGGAGTCGCGCAAGCTCATGATGAGCGACTTCTACCAAGGCCTGTTCGATACCCGATTGTCCAGAGGCCGTGAGGCTGTATCCGACTATGAAACTACTGCCGGCGGATATCGACTTTCGACGTCCGTACGCGGCGCGCTAACGGGTCGCGGAGCGGACATTATCATAGTCGACGATCCGCTGAAGGCTGACGACGCACAGTCGGAATCCCTTCGCCGGTCGGTGAATGAGTGGTGCGACAATACTCTGCGCAGTCGCCTGAATAGTCTCGAGACGGGCGCGATCATTATCGTTATGCAGCGCCTACATGCTGACGATCTTGTGGCTCACGTCCAAGAACATGAATCGTGGGATGTTCTGTCGTTCCCTGCCATTGCAGAGCGAGACGAGACCTACTCCATTTCCACGCCATATGGTCGCAAACACATACAACGAAAGGAGCGGGACATTTTGCATCCCGCATTGCTGTCGCCGTCCTCATTGGAAGCGCAACGTCGGGCGATGACGGATTACAATTTCACCGCGCAGTACCAGCAAAACCCACAACCGCCCTCCGGCATCATTGTCAAACGCGAGTGGCTCAAGTTTTACGGACCCAACGAAACGCCGGAGCGTTTCGATCAAATACTCCAAAGCTGGGACACTGCGAACAAGGATACCGAGCTCGCCAATTTCAGCGTTTGCACGACTTGGGGTATCAAAGATCAGCAGGCATTTCTGCTCGATGTCTATCGGCACAAGCTCGATTTTCCCGAGCTCAAGCGGGCTGTGAAAGAGCTAGCAGGGCTTCATCAAGCGACTGTCGTTCTCATCGAAGACAAAGCCTCCGGAACATCCTTGATCCAGGAACTGCGCGCAGAAGATTTTTGGCTCGCACAAGCCGCGCCCGATCTTCAAGGTGACAAGATCATGCGCTTACGGTCGCAGACGACGAGGATTGAAGCCGGGTTTGCGCGTTTTCCAAAGGAGGCACACTGGCTCGATAGCTATGTGCTCGAACTAATCAGTTTTCCAAATGCAAAGCACGACGATCAGGTCGACTCCACGGTTTTCGCGCTGGCATGGATTACTGCCAATCCGGAGCCAGTAGCAATCAGATTTGTTAAAGCAGAAGTGGCGCGCATGGAAAAGGCTGCAGCGGCTCAAAACGGCCGAAAACGCGTCTGGGTAAAGCCGGGACCAACACACTGGCAAATCAGCACCGGGGAGTATGTTCTCATCCCGGAAGATCGAATAATTGAAGTGCCGGACATAGACGCCGGACTGATAATTCACCACGGCGGCAGACGAGTGGACTGATCACCAGTTCCGCTGAGATCAAGATCGCAATCGAGTGTGATCCTTTGGCGCAATAGGTCGTCAACGCGCAATTCGGACTTAACCCCGATCAGCTTCCGAGCTGTGCCAGATACCGACACTTCACGCGTTAGAGTCTTCGGAACTATCGCGACGGCGCTGGCGCCTTATCGATGCCTGCCCATTCGTCGGACAAACGCAGCTGTCGGCGACGCCAGCGATTGGACATTCTGGCTCTTCAGTTCGTCCGCGATAAACGTTCCTGACACATTCTGCGATCAAGAGTCGCTGAATTGGTTGTAAGCGCGTGCAGAAAGGACTGGCATTCCGCTGCGATTGGAGCGGTACTGTCGTCAGATTTGGGCGCCAAGGGCGCTCCGAGATCCTGCCCCGCCGGCTTTATCGCCGATGCGGGGCTTTGGTGGTGCGGCGTGACGCCGTTACACCCGAATGGAGGATCTCAATGTCAAAGTCTGCCAAGAAACCATCACGCGCGAAATTGCCATCGTCGGTAACGGCGGCAAAGCCTTCGCAACAGTCCGTCAACGAGCCGAAAGCCAACAAGGCCCATGCGCGCTCGAAGCAAGCACGCATCATCGCGATGCTGCAATCGCCGACAGGCACAACGATTGCCGCCATAATAAAAGCGACCGGATGGCAGCAGCATTCGGTACGTGGCTTTCTCGCCGGCGTGGTGCGCAAGCGCCTGAAGCTGAAGCTCGCCTCTAGGAAGGTCGATGGCAATCGGATCTATCAGATCGCGAGCGGCGACGACAGCGCGAGGACCCGCCAAGTCGCCTGATTGCGATGCCTCGGGTCAGGATCGGTCCGGCGTTGCCTGACCGAGAGGTCCTTGATGTCGAGATTGCGCGGCTGCGCGATCTCGACATCGCTCAGCTGCGCAGCCGTTGGTATGCCGTCTTCGGGCGGCGACCGCCCCCTCATCTACCCCGTTATCTGCTGTTTCGGATCCTGGCTTACCGGCTGCAGGCTGACCGGTTGGGAGACCTCGATGATGCGAGCCGGCGTCTGCTCGATGGTTCGGGCTCGCCTGAGAAGGCCGGCCAGAACGCCGCGAACTTAGTGCCGCGTATCGTGGATGTTCGGCCCGGTACCCGCTTGAGCCGCGAATGGAATGGGCACATGCAACGGGTGACCGTGCTCCCTGAGGGCTTTGCCTGGAACGGCAAGACTTATCCCAGCCTCTCTAAGGTCGCCTTTGCGATTACCGGCACCCATTGGAATGGGCCACGGTTCTTCGGTCTGCGCGACAAGCCATTGAAGGGATCCAAAGCATGACATCGACGGTTCGCTGCGCGATCTATACCCGTGTCTCGACTGACCAAGGGCTGGAGCAGGACTTTAACTCGCTCGACGCTCAGTATGATGCTGCGCAAGCCTATATCCGCAGCCAAGCCCATGCCGGCTGGACTCTGCTGCGCGCTAAATATGACGACGGCGGCTACTCCGGAGGCAATACTGACCGGCCAGCTCTGCAGCGGCTGCTGGACGACCTGCGGGCCGGCAAGATCGATGTCATTGTCGTCTACAAGGTCGACCGGCTGACCCGCTCGCTGGCGGATTTTGCCAAACTGGTTGAAGTATTCGATCAGTATAATGTGTCGTTTGTCTCCGTCACCCAGCAGTTAAACACCACGACCTCGATGGGCCGGCTGACCCTCAACGTCTTGCTGTCATTTGCCCAATTCGAGCGCGAGGTCACTTCCGAGCGCATCCGCGACAAAATCTCTGCTTCCAAGCGCAAGGGGCTCTGGGTCGGGGGCATGGCTCCACTCGGCTATGACACCAAGGGTCGAAAGATCAGCACCAATAAAGCTGAGGCTGAGCGGGTCCGGACGATCTTCCGCAGCTATCTCGAGCTCGGCAGCCTCACCCTGCTGATGGCTGATCTGCGCCAGCGGGGCATTGTCACCAAGGTCCGCACGCTCAAGACCGGCGAGACCGTCGGCGGCATTCCCTTCACCAGAGGCTCGCTCGCGCATCTACTTCGCAATCGCTTCTATATCGGCGAAGTCCCTTTCAAGGGCGAAGTCCTCAAAGGTGAGCAGCCTGCCATTCTCGATGAGGCCTTGTTTGAATCCGTTCAGACCAAGCTGAATGAGCAGGTCAACAACCATAAGGCCAAATGGACCAAATCCGAGGGTCTGCTGATCGGCCGCCTCTTCGATGACCGCGGCAACCGTATGAGCCCGAGCCATGCCCGCAAGGGGAGCGTCAAATACCGATACTATCTATCGTCCGCCCTGCTCCAGGGTACCGCCGCGCGTGCCGGGTCAGTGCGTCGGGTACCGGCAGCCGAGATTGAGGCGCTGGTCGTCAAATCGGTTCGGGAGCATCTCAAGCCATCGCAACTCATTGACGACCGAACTCTCGTCAATACTCACGTCGCGCACGTTGAGGTCCAGTCGGACCAATTGGCCATCCGTCTTGCCGAGCCCCCGAGCACTCTTCCGGTCCCTTGGCAAAAAACACCAGCAAGACGGCGCCGTGAGATACTTCTGCCCGAGGGGATCCGCCCGGAACAGGCTCGCCCGATACGTTCGGAGACGCGCGCAAGATTGGTGGTAGCGATTGCTCGCAGTCGTCGCTGGCTAGACGAACTTATCGCTGATCCAACGACGAGCGCGGACAGCATCGCCAAGCGAGAAAATTGTAGCGCACGAAAAATCAACATGACAATCTCGCTTGCTTTCCTCGCGCCCGATCTCGTCAAAGCGGCAATCGATGGCCGGCTCCCCCATGGCATGGGCGTTGCTCGCCTCAGCGACTTGCCAGCGGAGTGGTCCCGCCAGTACCAGATGCTCGGCCTTCCTGCGCGCTAAGCCGCATATTCGAATGCAGTCTCGTCCAGCGGCGTTC